AAGCAATCTGCATATGATCGTTACACCCAAAGTACCTACTCGGGTAAGACACTACTTGAAAAGCACAGCCTTAACGATGAAGGTACGTGGGAAGTTCTGGGTGAGGATCCCAACTGTGATTTCGGTGGACATCACTACCAACCCCGTCTAGGAATTTACAAAGGCAAGCTACGTGACATCATTGAGATGGCTGTAGAAATGCCAAGCTTCTGGACGTGGGGCGGCGGTGGCACCATTATTCCAGTTCAAGTCACAAAGGTGGACGCATCTACCGTAAAGATGCGTGCTAAGCTGATTGAAAGAGAGAGTCAGCTTAAGCAAGAGCTGGAGCAAGTCCAGCGTTCTCTAAAGTCTCTCTGAGTGTGCTAAGGCGATAGACGCCAAGGCAATTATTGATAAGGAGCTTATCATGGCACGTATTTCATTTAACCCTATCCTTTCAACCGATTCTTATAAGCTAAGTCACGCTTTCTCATATCCTGGGAATGTGACTGGTATGTTCTCATACATCGAAGCCCGTACTGGAGGTCGCAACGTGATCGTACCATTCGGCCTTCAGATGTTCATTGAGAAGTATCTCACAGAGCAGGTTACCATGGAGCATATCGATGAAGCCGAGGCATTCGCTGCTGCTCACGGTGAACCATTCAACCGTAAGGGATGGGAAAAGGTTGTTCGCACTTATGGCGGCTATCTACCTGTCACCATTCGTGCAGTACCTGAAGGTACACCTGTTCGAAGTGGCAACGCCATCGTAACTATTACCTGCACGGATCCTGATCTATTCTGGCTGTCTAGCTACCTTGAAACAGCCCTTCAGCGAGGTGTATGGTATCCAACCACAGTTGCATCATTGGACTATGATATTAAGCGTGAGATCAAGCGCTTCTATGAAATCAGTGGTGCTGATATGAGTCTGCTTCCTTTCGCGCTGCACGATTTTGGTGCACGAGGTGTTACGTGCGCTGAGCAAGCAGAAATCGGTGGTGCTGCACACCTTGTGAACTTCATGGGTTCAGATACTATCGAGGGTATTCGCGCAGCAAACTTCTACTACAAGGATGCTATGGCTGCATACAGCGTACCTGCTACAGAGCACAGCGTACAGTGCTCATTCAGCCTAGGTGATCCTAAGGGTGGTGGTGATCTAGAATACCTTCGCCACCAGATCAAGAATCTAGCTAAGCCCGGTGGTATCGTATCCATTGTAATTGACGGCTATGATGTATATCGCGCTTCAGAACTACTGTGCACAGAGCTGAAGGACCTCATCATTGAGAGCGGTGCTAAGATTGTATTCCGTCCCGACAGCGGAGACATGATGGAGGTTGTTCCTAGGATCCTTCGACTACAGGAAATGGCCTTTGGATATCAGATGACCAGTAAGGGCTACAAGAAGATCAAGCACGTCGGTATCATCCAAGGTGACGGTGTTGATCACCTTGCCATCAAGACACTTCTTGGAAACATCCTAGGAATGGGTTATAGTGCCGATAACGTCATCTTCGGTTCTGGCGGTGCTCTTCTGCAAAAGGTAAACCGCGACACGTTCAAGTTTGCTCAAAAGGCCAGCGCGGTCCTTGTTGGTGGAAGGTGGGTTGGAATCAGCAAGAACCCAGTAACTGATCCAGGTAAGAAGTCGAAGGAAGGTCTACTAACCCTAGTTCGAAGCAAGATGACTGGAGAGTACATGACCGCAGGGATAACCCCAGAAGGTATCTCAGATGAGTTTGAAGATATGATGCAGGTTGTGTATAGCAACGGCACAATCTTCAACAAGACCACTTTGGCTGAAGTTCGGAGCCGCTGCGCTCTATAAGAAAGGAGAAGCGTTATGCCCTGCCGCGACTATTACCATGACCATCCTAAAGACTATTACGGCCCTAAGCTTGCAACCTTGGATGAAGAGGTTGATAAGCTGAAGAAGCAGATCAGCTTTGCCGAGTCAGCTCTATGCGCCGCGCTGAAGGCGATGGAGCTGATGGAAGAAGCTGTTGCAGATCCTGGCCAAGGTGGTGACATCTTCCAATGGATTGACTTCAAGGAAGCAGGGATCACCAAGAAGCAGTTAGTTGCTTGGCGCAATAAGCACGCTGCGCTTGATAAGAAGCATCGTGAGCTGGAAGCTAAACGACTGGCAGCTGAACAGGCCAAGCGTGATGCTGAGCAAAGGAAGAAGGAGCTGCAGCGCAGTGCTCGTAGCAAGCTTACGCCTGAAGAACTTCAAGCGCTAGGTGTGAAGTAACCCTATAGGTGGGAGATTAAATCTCCCACCTATTTCAGGATACAAAATAACTGTTTACTTTTTCCGGGAACCTATATATAATACTATACTCAACCAATTAAAGGTTATCCGTGCAACTACAATCCTATTCATTGTCAATTAGCTATCTGCCAACAGTGGCGGGATTAGCTATACTTCCTGCGCGGAGGACCCTTGGATAAGTAAGAAGTAGAATCTTACCAAACTCCAAGGGAACCAAGAAAGGTTCCCTTCGTTGTTTTTGAAAGCCCTCTAGAGGGAGAGTTTCCAAAAGCAATGAACACTGATAAAACAGTGTACAAAGTTCAGAAGCTGTAGTATAATAGCTTCAACGACAAACGAAAGTGAGTCGAAAGTTCTTTAACAATTTGACAGTCAAATTCAGTTCTGCACGAACTGAAGCTTGATAGGTTTGAACCGGTGCATCTGCGCCCAGTATTGCCCTTCAAGTAGAAACTAAGTGCAGACTTTGGAAGCTTAGCTCAGTGGTAGAGCGTCGCCCTTACAAGGCGAGGGTCGTAGGTTCGAAACCTACAGCTTCCACCAGGTTACATTTTTGCTGGTATGAATAAATACGCAAAGGAGAAAAACTATGCGTAGGCCTGACCAGCGAAAATTTCATTACATCTATCAAATAAATCGGGATGATGGTAAATATTATATTGGTTGCCATTCAACTGATAATTTGGAAGATGGTTATTTTGGCAGTGGAACACTTCTTGCGCGGTCGATCAAGAAACACGGTAAGGATAAACACACCAAAGTAATTTTAGAATTTTGTGAAACGCGCGTGGCGCTTCGTTTAAGAGAAAAAGAAATTGTTAATACTGAACGATTAGCAGATCAACATTGTATGAATTTGAAACTGGGTGGCCAAGGTGGATGGGACCATATTACGCCAGAAGCAATAATCAAACGCGCTAAAACATTTAGCCAAAGATATGAAGGCCGTTTGCCAGCAACTGACAGTGCTAAGCATAAAATCTCGCAGAGTATGCAGGGTAATAAGTCTTGGGATATATTTGCTAAATCAAATCCGGATAAGGCTCGTGAAATTATTATGAGGCGAGCTCAAGCCTCTAAATCCCTAGATGCTGAAATAAAACGCGCTAAAACGCGCGCACTTCGTAATCATCAGCAAGGTGAAAAGAATAGCCAGTTTGGGACATGTTGGGTTACTAATGGAATAAAACCTATTAAGATTAAGAAAGAACAACTAGGTGAATACCTAGAAAATGGTTATCGTTCTGGAAGAAAATGAATAGCTTCCACCATTTCAAAGTGCACTTGGCGTCTGTGCATTGACTTGTCTTAACATCCTAAGATCAACTGGATGGGAATGATAGTGTGCTTTGAAATGGTATTAAGAATATTTGGGTGTGCGGGGACGTTGGAGTGTCTCGGCGGACTGTAAATCCGTTGCCTTATGGCTTAGTTGGTTCGAATCCAACCACACCCACCAAGTTTATGCGCTGGATTGGTATTGCGGGCAAACTGATCATCCGCTGGCAGACAGGTTTGATTCCTGTTAGGCGCGCCAAGTTTTGACGACAATAGGGTATGACGATAGGCGTCTGTTTCAGGCGCCGACAATATGCCTGACGATAGTCATCTTTATTACGACAACCGGAGCATGATCGTTATCTATTTGGAAGAAACTGCGGTCGAAAACATTTTTGTTGTCACCTAATCCCTGGGCCGGCATGTACCGAGGGGGCGATGATGCCTTGCAAGCATCGTGTGGTGGGTTCAACTCCCATCCGGTCCACCAAATTATTGAAGCATCGCGTGAGATGGTAAACGTGGGCACCAACCCACTATGCTTAATGTTAGGCGTGTGAACAGCTTCTGGGGCGGCTTGTCCGTAACTTACGACATCCGGGCGGTTTCAGATGACGAGCTAAACTGACTTCCCATCGTAAGTGGGTATGAGAGGATTACATTGCTATAAGCAGAGTGAATTCGCTGCTTGCCAAAGGTAGCCCATCAGTCAACCTAACAAAGCCGGAGATTGGTACCGGCACCATATTGAAACACATTAGCCTACCCAAGGGCTTGTAGACAGTGGTTGGAAGGATCTACACAAGTGCTATCGCAAGAGGCAGGAACCATCCAGGTGGTGCTGGACCCTGCGAGGGCTTCGAAATCCTCAGATAAGCTGTAGTGTGTTTCAATATGGTAATGGAGTAATTAACCATTCCTATAGTCGGAAGTCATGACTCCGATGACCCGTGGTAGTTTTAATGGCAAAATAAGAGAGATGATGG